CCGGGAAATCGAGAAGGTCGGCCGCACGCTCGGTCTCGATGCGCACTTGGTCGCTCAGCATGTCGAAGCAGGCACCTCGATTGAGGAGTTTCGCAAGCTGGCGCTTGACGATACGGCACGCCGGTTAGCCGAACCCGAGATCCGCAGCGCGGCCGCCGTGGTTACCAGAGATGCAACCGACACCCGTCGAGCCGGGATCATGGCGGCGCTCTTGCACCGGTACGATCCGGCGGTCTTCCCTTTGAAGGACGACCTCGGCCGCGACTGGGCAGGGCAGACGCTGCTCGATCTGGCGAAAGAGTGCCTCGAAACCGCCGGCACGCGCACCAAGCGGCTGCCGCGCCACGAGATCGCCAAGCTCGCCTTGTCGACCTCCGACTTCCCCTCGATCCTCGCCGATGTGGCCAACAAGACCCTGCGGCAGGCCTATGAAGCCTACCCGCGCACGTTCCTGCCGTTTTCGCGGCGGCGCTCGGCGGTCGACTTCAAGAACATCAACGCCGTGCAGTTGGGCGAAGCGCCAAGCCTGATGAAGGTCAACGAGAAGGGCGAGTTCACCCACGGCTCGATCGCCGAGTCGAAGGAGACCTACAAGCTCGCCACCTATGGCCGGATCGTTTCGATCACCCGCCAGACGATCATCAACGACGACCTGAGCGCTTTTACGCGCATCCCCGCCGGGTTCGGCTTAGCGGCGGCGACGCTCGAGAGCGATACCGTCTGGGGCATCATCACCTCGAACCCCGCGATGGGCGACGGCGTCGCTCTGTTCCACGCGAACCACGCGAACCTCAACACGGGCGCGGGCAGCGCGCTGGCATTGACGGGTCTGGGCGCGGGCATGGCGGCGATGGCCAAGCAGAAGGGCCTCGACGGCGTCACCGTGCTGAACGTGCAGCCGCGCTATCTGGTGGTCCCGGTGGCGCTGCAACTGGCGGCCTTCCAGATGATCGCGCCGAACCTGGCGCCGGCGAAATCGGCAGACCTGGTGCCCGACTACATCCGGGCCCTGACGCCGATTGCCGAACCCCGGCTCGACGCGGCGAGCACGACGGCCTGGTATCTGTTCGCCTCGCCGGACCAGATCGACACGATCGAGTACGCCTACCTCGAAGGCCAGGACGGCGTGTACATCGAGACCCGGCAGGGCTTCGATGTCGATGGCGTCGAGATCAAAGCGCGGCTCGACTTTGGGGCCAAGGCCATCGACTGGCGCGGGCTCCAAAAGAACGCTGGTGCGTGATCAGGAGGACTGAGCAATGAAGAACTACGTGCAGAAGGGTGAAACGCTGACTCTCACCGCGCCCTACGCGGTAAGTTCGGGCGGCGGCGCGCTGGTCGGCTCCATCTTCGGCGTCGCCGCAACCGACGTGGCGAGCGGCGAAGAGGGCGAGTTCCAGGTGGCGGGTGTCTTCGATCTGGTCCGCGAGACCGGCGCGAGCACGGCTTGGTCGGCCGGCGACCTCATCTACTGGGACAACATCAACAAGCGCGCAACGAAGACCGCGACCAGTAACAAGCTGATCGGCGTGGCCGCCAGGGCCGCAGCCGACGGCGACGCCACGGGCCGCGTGCGCCTGAACGCGGCGTTCATCTCCTGATGCCGTTCGCAGGTCCGGTGAGCCGCGTGGACGAGGCCTGCCTGCGGGTCTTTGGGCGGGAGGTCACCTACCTTCCGGAGGCCGGCGGGCAGGCCCTCATCCGCGCGGTGTTTCAGCCCGCGCGGGAAGCCGAGGACGCTTCGCCGGGCGTCTATGCGGTGCTTTTCCTGCGGATGGCGGATTTACCTGCCGCGCCCGTCCGAGGAGACGAGGTCGAGATCGAAGGCGTCCGTTACAAGGTCTTCGATATCGAGGCCGATGCCGAGGGTGCCGCCGTTCTCCGGCTGCGTAAAGCCAACTGACTTCCGCCAAATCTGGCGGAAGTTTGCGAGTTGTGGGCAATTGCGCACAAGTTCTCTTCGAGGCGATTCATGCCTATCGTCCGGGTCTACCAGAAAAAGCAACTGCGGCTCGATCTGCTCAACTTCCGGCAGCGGCAGATGTATGAGCTCGGTGCGGCTGGCGTCGCGGCAGTGAAGGCGCGGCTCGCGGCCGCCCAAGGCCCGGAGGATTCCGCGGCCAGGCCGCTCACCAAGCGCTATGCGATCTGGAAGACGCGCAAAGGCAAGGGCAACCGCCGCAACCTGACTTTTTCGGGCGATCTGCTGCGCAACTTCCAGGTCCGCACGGTGAGCGAGAACCGGGCCAAGGCCAACGTCTCGACCCGCAAGGACCGCATCAAGGCCTGGGCCAACCAGAAGCGCGAGGCGTGGATGGTGTTCTCGCCGAGGAACAAGGCGGCCGTAGTTGAGGCAGGGCGGAAGATGCTTGAGGCGATGAAGCCGCGGCTGCTCGTCGAACGCAGCTTGGGAGGGAAGCAACGATGATCAACCCAGCGGAACTGGTCGACAACCTGGTCGCCCTGCTGCGCGGCATCCCGGAACTGGTCACGGAAATGGGCGGCGATGAGCAGCGGATCTTCGCCTACCACGATCAGTATCCGAAGCGCGCCAGTCTCGCGGCGGCGATCCACGAGATGCCCGCTCCGGGCATCATGGCGGCTTATCAGGGGACGCAGCCCGCAAGTTTCGGCGGCGTCGATGTCTGGCGGCATCAGGTCACGCTGTACCTGCGGGCGCGCGAGACCCTCGAGGGCGATCCACCGACCGCCTACTACCGGCTGTTCCGGCTGATCACGAAGGGTGTGCCGGCGTCGGTTGGCGTGCCAATGCTCAACGCGACGGTCCATCCATCCTGCCACCCGATGGATCTGCCGCTCATTCAGCGGCAAACCGACGCCGAAGGCCTCGACTATTTCGAGGTGCCGCTAGGCTTTCTGGAGATGGGAGATGACTGAAACCGTGCTGATGCGCTCGCCCGAGGGCGACGTGCAGGAAGTGGAAGCCACGCCGGCCAAGCTCGTACCGCTCATGGTGGCTGGCTGGCGGCAGGTCACGGAAGAGGAGGTAACGCCTGATGTCCGTCGCGCGGATGCAGGAAATCCAGATCTGCTTCGGTAAGCAGAAGCAGGCCGACATCTCTACGCCCAACACCGGCGTCCAGATGTGGCAGTTGCGGAAGCTGAACGCCGCGCTCGCCAACCCGAAGCTCAATACCGAAAACGACGCCGAGGAATTCGGCAAGGGTCACGAGTTTGCCACGCGATCCTTTCAGACGTCCTGGGACGTGAACGGGACGCTCGAGAAGTATCTGGGCGCGGAGATCGGCGCCTGGGCGATGGCGTTCGGCCTCGGGAAGGTTGTGAAGTCGGGCACGACGCCGAACTTCACCTACACCTGCACGCCACTGTTCCCGGCAAACGGCGATGCGGCCGAACTGCCCTACTTCTCCTTTGTCGAGCAGATCCGTCCCGGCGCGGGCGTCGTGGTGGACCGGATGGCGGTGGGCTGTGTGGTCGAAGGCTGGACCATTTCGATCGGCTCGGGGCCAGGCCGCGCGAATTCCAAGATCACGGTCGAGTTTGTCGGCTCGGGCAAATACGTCGAACCATCGGGCATCACCATGCCTGCGGCGACCGTCGAGAAGCTGCTGCCGTCGGCGTCGCTGGCGCTCTCGATCAACGGCGTCAACTACGTCTCGAACAAGAACATCGTCTCGCTGGAGGCGTCTTGGAAAAACAACGTTCGCCTCGATGGCGGGTTCTATCCAGGCTCGGGCTTTCAGACGCCGGGCGATGGGGCAAGCGGCGCCATCCGCGGCCGCCTCGAGTTTGGCAACCGCCAGGGAACACTCCGGTTTGTCGCCCGCTTCGAGAACGGCTCCACGGAACTCACGAAGCTCAGGAGCCAGTCAACGGGCACGGCCGTGCTGGCGCTCACCTACGACACCAACAACTCGCTTGAGATTACTTGGCATAAGGTCTCTTTCGCCTCGGCCGAGGTCGGCGAGACGGACGGCATCGTCACCGTCTCGGTCGAATGCCTGCCGATGTGGGATGAGTCCAACGGCATCGTCTCGGCCGTGGCGAAGTGCAACGTGGACGGGATCGCTCAGTAAGGAATGGCCATGTTTGACGCAAAGCAACCCATCACCATTCACCTGCGCACGCCCGAAGGCGTGAAGCCCATTCGCGTGCGCTTCCCGACCGACGAGGAGTGGATCGACCGCCAGAAAAAACGCAAGGTCATCGTGAAGCAACTGGGGCGCGGGGTGTCGGAGACCACGATCCCCGACTCGGCAGAAGCTGACGCCGCTCTGCTCGCCAAGATCCGCGTGCCTGAGGAGAACGCGCCCGAGGTCGATGCCTTCGAAGCCAGCCGCATCATCGAGCAGTTGAGCCAGGCCGAAGTCGATGACGTCGTCCAGGAGGGTGACGCCTTCCGGGTGACGCTGCGTGTGCTCGGCGGCACCGTGAGCCACACGCTGCGGATGCCCTCGGCGAAAGACGTCTTCGAATACCGCCGAGGCTTCGCTCGGGTGCTCGATCTGCCCTACAACCGCCAGGAATTGATCATCAACTTGGCCCCGGCGGCTACGCTCTTCAAGAAGCTGCTCGAATCCTCCGAAGGCTACTCGGGCGAGGTGCCGATAATCCACCAGGCCGTCGCGATCAAAGCCGCGATTGACGCTCTGGACGGCGCCTTCCAGGAGACCGGCGACCCAAACTGACACCCGGGGGGTGGCCCGAAAAACCCTCCCTGCGCTTCCTGATTCACTGGGCGCTCCGTCGCGAGGAACTCTGCGACCCGGGGCTGTGCCCGGATGCGCCCGACGATGGTCGCCGCTGCGGCCACTGCCCGCTGGACAAACTGGATGCCGCACAATCCTCCGAGGCGGGACTGTTGCTGCGGCGCGCGCTCGACCTGCGGGCAGCGCTGAAGCTGGGCGTCCGGATCGGCCTGGACGAGATTCGGGCGGATGAGTTCCAGGCGCTGGTGGTGCTCGAAGAGGAACGCGACGCGTTGGAACGCGAGCAGATGCAGATGAACGCGCATGGCCGATAACAGGCTCGAACTCGTCGTTGAAGTCGACACAAACAGGGCCAATGCGTCCATCAAGAGCGTCAACGCGAGCCTGTCCAGCATGGAGGCCTCAGCGGTGAAGACCGCCCGGGGCGCGGCGCAAGGGATCGACGGCATGACCGCCGCCATGGTGAAAGGCGCGACAGCCGGAAATCTGCTGGCCGATGCCATCAAGAGCGCGCTCGCCTGGGCCAAGGAGTTCACCGTCGGCTCCGTCATGATGGCGGCTGAAAACGCCAAAGCCGAAGCCTCGCTCAAGGCGCTGGCCAATGCCCACGGCGTTGGCGCGGCTGCGGCGGCCAGGCAGGTGGCGGCCATCGAAGAGATCGGCTTTGAGTACACCGAGGCCGCGCACGCCGTCGAGCGGCTGATTGTGGCCGATCTGGAACTGTCGAAGGCGCAGGGTCTCGCGAAACTGGCCAAGGACGCAGCCGCAGTCCAGAATATCGCCGCCGGCGAGGCCCTCGAGTCGATCGTAATGGCCATCGAATCGGGCGCCTCGCGCGGCCTTCGCACGCTGGGCTTGTTTGTTGACTTCCAAAAGGACGCGCAGATTGCCCAGCTTCAACTTGGGCGCGCCCTGACTGAGACGGAGGAGAAGGAACTCCGGTACAACGCCGTCATCCGCGAAGGCGCGAAGATCCAGGGCGCTCATGCGGCGGCGTCCCAGACGGTGGAGGGAAAACTCGGCGCGCTGCGCCTTGAGTTCAACAACCTTCGCGAAGACATCGGCGCCCAGTTTCAGGATGACTTCAAGGCGCTGATCGGCAACCTGCGCGGCCTTGTTGGCTGGCTTCGGGAGAATGCCGATTCGCTCAAGAAGTTCGGCGAGGTGGCGTTGTGGGTTTCCGGCATCCTTGCCACCTACGCTCTGGCTGACAAGATCATGGCGCTGGCGAAGTCGATCGCCGCGCTCCAACTCGCGAGCATCAACCCTTACGCTCTTCTCGCGGTGGGTGTGGTGGGCGCGGGCTTCGCCATCTACTCGCAGTGGAAGGACACCCAGGATCAACTTCAGGCGCGCTTCGACGAGATGCAGCGCAAGGCCCTGCGCGAGGATCTGCTAAGCGGCAAGACCAGCGTGGACGCGCTGCGCAAGCAGGGCATGACCGATGATCAGATCCGTGGCCTACTTGGAGAGAAGCGCTGGCTGCCCGGTGAGTGGGAGCCGCCCACCTACGAAGGTCCCAAACTCCACATCAAGTCGTCTCCGGAGCCGGATCTCGAAGCGCTGAAGCGGGCGGCCGAGATCCGGAAGCGCCAGTTGGAAGTGGAGCGCGAGAGCGCACGGGCGCTCGAAGATGCGCGCCGGCGCGGGCTGACAGGATTTGCGCGGGACGTGGCCGAGGTCCAGGAGCAGATCCGCAAGTGGACCACCTTCGTTGACGAGCGCGGCAACGAGCAGCGCATCGCGCTGACCCGACAGGCGTGGGAGAACGTCATCGGAGAACTTCGCGTTCGCCTGGCGAACTGGCAGAAGGAAGTCCAGGAAACCAACCGGAAGAACATCGCCGAGTATCTGGCCGCGGAAGAAGAGGCCGCGCGCCGACGGCTCGAGATCGAGTCGCACCTGTTCAGCCAGCGGTTGGCTTACAACGAGGAGGTTTCCAAGCGCAACCTCGATCACCTGGAGCAGATGCTCGGCATCGAGGAGACACGGGCCGGAATCGCGCGCGAGGCGCAACTGCGGGCGGTCGATGCCACGAACGCCCAGACCGTTGAGCAGAAGGTGGCCGTCGAGCAGCGCAAGGCCGCGATCGAGATCGAGTACATCACCCGCGTGCACGAGATCCGCATGCGGCTGTTTGATCTCGAAACCTCGCGAATGGTCCTTGACGAAGAGGCGCAGCTCAAGCGGCTCGGCTACCGGGCCGATGAAATCGAGGCGCGCATTTCTGAGCTCACCGCACAGCGGGACGAGATCCGGCGCTTCCAGCAGGAGGCCACGGACGCCGCGATCCAGGGCGCGCGCGAGACGGCGGCGATCCGCCAGGCGCAGTTGGTGCGCGATCACAATCAGCGGATCTTCGAGTCGTTCAGGCGCCAGGCCGAGGGCGTCTTCGACGCGCTGCTCACCAAGTCGCAGTCCATCTGGTCGGCCATCGGCAACTCGCTCAAGACCGCCCTGCTCACCGCCATCAAGGACGTGGTCACCTCGCGCATCGCCGCGATGCTGATGCAGTTGTTTACCGGCACGCGAGTGTCGCTCGCCGGTGGAGGAGGCGCCTCCGGCGGGGGCGCGGTCGGCAGGCTTGGCGGACTGCTCGGCATCGGCGCGGTGCCAGTCTTTGGAGGCGGCGGCGGTCCGATTGCTGGCGGCGCGGCCGGCGGTTGGGGCACGCCTCCTTTCATTCCCTCGAATCGCGGCGGTGGTTGGAGCGGCTTGGTCGGCGGCTGGAAGGATTTTCTTGGCTTCGGCGGCGGCGTCCAGTATGCGCCTGGGAAGGCCGTGACGTGGGAAGCGGCCACGATGGGCCAGAAGCTCTCGGCGCTCGGACGGTCCAATGCCGCGCTGGTCGGCGGCGCGACGCTCGCCCTGATGGGCCTCCAGCGCGGCGGCGTTTCCGGCCTCGCCATGACAACGGCCGCCGGCGCGATGATCGGCTTCAAGTATGGCGGCCCATTGGGCGCGGCGATTGGCGCTGGAATCGGAGCGGTCGCCGGGCTCGTGCGGCTGTTCGTCAAAGGCGCCGAGGAGAAGGCCCGCGAGAAGATCAAGGCCACCTACGGAGTCGACATCCGCGACAAGGGCGTGCTAAAGCAGATTGTCGACATTGCCAAGCAAGGCTTCGGCGGCAACCTGGAGGCGGCCATCCGCAGCCAGCAGGTCCGCGACTTGGTCGAGTTGTACGCGCTGTCGACTGGTCAGAGCACTTCGGGGCTCCCGGCAACCGTACGCCCTGTGTCGCTCCTTCAGCTAGGGGGCGGGCTGTTCCAGTCGAGCCCCAGTGCCCTGACGCTGGACCGCATCGGTGGCGGCGCGCCGTCGAATGCCTCTGGGCCCACCGTGATCAACATCACCGTGCCCGGAGCGAAGGAGTTCTTCGAGAAGGAAACCGTCCGCGTGGTGGTTGAAAATCCGCGAGCGGTGCAATCAGCGGCGGTGACGGCGACCAAAGCCAGCGCCGGCCGCCGCGAGATGACCGGGCTGCAACTCAGCCCAGGATTGATTATGTCGTAGGACTCAAGCAGCGTTGCGTGGCAGCACTTCGCGCTCGATTCGGCTGGCCAGGGCATCCTCGGCGGCCGCCAGATCGTACTTCGCCTGAAGGTTGACCCACATTTGCGCTGAGGTGCCGAAGTAGCGCGCCAACCGCAGCGCCGTATCAGCGGTAATGCCTCGCTGGCCCTTTATGATTCCGCCGATCCGGTTCGCAGGCACGCGCAGCGCCGTAGCGAGGGCGTTCGCGGTCAGACCGGCTTCCTTCAGCAGGTCCTGTAGAACCTCCCCGGGATGGATCGGTGGCAAGCGCTTCGGCTGTTTGGTTGCCATGTCGGTGCCTCCTTTCAGTGGTAATCGACGATTTCGACGTTGTGGGCGTCTCCGTCCCGCCATTCAAAACAGATCCGGAACTGGTCGTTGATTCGTATACTGTGCTGGCCTTTCCGGTCACCCTTGAGCGCTTCCAGCCGGAGGCCGGGCAGTTCGAGATCCCGCAGAGAGGTGGCCGCGTCCAAGAGTTCCAATCGGATCCGAGCCACCTTCTCGATGCTCTGAAACTTCCGGCTGAACTTCCGATCCAGCAACAACCGCACATCCTTCTGGCGGCAGGATCGGATCATACGAATACCATATTACGACGCGCGTACAATCAAGGCAATTCATGACCCGCCAGGAACTGATTGAGAAGATCGCACGGGCGATCGCCGAGATGGAGGGTTTCTACGCCACTACCGCGAAGCCAACCCTTGCCCAGAGGAATGCAAACCCGGGCAACATCCGGCAGTGGCGCGACGCGCGCGGCCGGCCGTACCCCACCCATCGCGGTTACGTGGATTTCGTCGCGTGGGCGTCCGAGCGGTTTCCCGGCGCCTCGCGCGAGGAGATGAGTCGGCGAGCGATCGAGGAAGGCAGGCGCATCCTTCACGTGCTCGTGGGGCAGTACCTCGATGGAAAGTACACGCAGGGCAAGCCGCCGACCGCGGAGGAGATGTTCCGGGTGTATGCGCCCTTGGCGGATGGCAACCATCCCGCCAACTACGCCCGCTTTGTCGCCAGCCGAATCGGCGCGCGGCCGGACCAGAGACTCATCGACCTGGTGACCGCCTGATGCCCGGCTCGGTTCAGAACGCGGCGCCGCTCACCGTGCTGCCGGCAAGCCTCTCGCGCGTCTTCGTCCACGAGCGCGAGTACCCAGCGCTTGATAACGAGTACCGCAACGGCGAATCGCAGCGCTCTGTGCAGGCGACCAACAGCCGCAAGCGCTGGCGGCTGGCCAAGCGGCTGACTCCGGCGCAACTCACGGCGCTGCGCGACTTCTACGACGCCCGCAAGGGCCCCACCGAGCCGTTCTACTTCTACGACCCCTATGAAACCAGCCCAAAGTTCTCACACGATCCGACAGGCCAGGCTGTCGCGGGCCGCTACACCGTTCGCTTTGCCGGCGAGTGGAGCCAGTCGGTCTCGCTCGGCCGCACGGACATTTCCATCGAACTGATCGAGGTGGCTTGAACCATGCCCGGTAAATCGCAATCCCATACCGACGCCGTGCTCAACGTGCTGCGCGGCTCGACGCTCAACGGCGTCTCTCCCTTCGTCGGCCTTTTCTCCACGGCGCCCGCTAACGACGCTGCCGCGGGCACCGAACTTTCCGGCAACGGCTACCAGCGGCAGGCAGTGACGTTCGGCGTGCCCGTCACCGACACAGGTAACGTCCGAAAAATCTCGAACACCAACAACATCTCCTTCGGGCCGGCCTCGGCCGACTGGCTCCAGGCCGTGGCTTTCGGCATCTTCGACGCCTCATCGGGCGGCACGCTTCTCTACTGGGACGCGCTGACCACGCCCAAAACCATTCAGCAGGACGACTACGGCCAGTTCGCTCCCGGCACGCTCGTCGTCAAGGAGGACTGACGTGGCCATCGACACGATGGACAAGCTCGTAGCCGCGCTGCCCGGCCAGCACCGCCACCTCTTCAAAGCCTCCCAGACTGCCGAGGGCGCGGGCACGTGGCACTCGCTGTGGAAAGCGGCGGGCAGTCCGGGCGCGGGTTCGACGCCGCCCACGGGCAATGGCCAGGTGCCCACACGCCTCACTGCCGGGGCGATCACGCTGGTGAACCCAAGCGGCGCCAACAAGCTGTACCTGGCGCGGTTCTCTGTCGCCGGCGCAACCGCGGGCACGGTGATTCTCTATGACCGCCTCTGGCACAACTCTGGGCTGAACGGCAACATCACCACGGCGCAGACCATTGCGACGCCGCCCACGCTGACGCGGCCGGACGCCGACGGCGCCGATGTCGAACTGTGGGGCGAGGTCTATACGGCGATGGGCGCGACCGCGAGCGTCTTCACCGCCACCTATACCAACCAGGATGGCGTCACGGGGCGTTCCGCGACGTACTCCATGCCCGCCAATGCGCTCTCGGTCGGGCAGATGTTTCCGTTCACGCTCCAGGCCGGCGACACGGGCGTGCGAACGGTGAGCCAAGTGCAGTTATCGGCCGGGACAGGGACCGCCGGGGACTTCGGACTTGTGCTCCTGCGCCGGCTCGCCGAACTGCCGATCACTGCCGTCAATGTGCTGGCCGACCGCGATGCCTTCTCCCTGGGTATGCCTGAAATCTCACCGGACGCCTGCCTCGCCCTTCAGGTTCTTTGCACGACCACGAGCACAGGAAACATCATGGCGGCGGTTGAGTTCATCGAGGGCTGATGCCGGGCAGGGGCGCGTATCCGAACCAGTCGGCGCGGATCACCCGCGCAGCCCTCACTCAGAAGCCGGAAGACGGTGTTCGGGCGGCCCTGTCGGCATACTTCTTCGGAAGCGTTGGCAGCGTTCAGGCCATGGCTGGGGATGCGGCGGGGCTGGCGAACACGGCGGCGGGCCTGAACGTCCTGCGTTCGGTCTCAGGGACTGTGTTTGCCGATTCCTGGGGCGCAGCCAGCCTCACCCGCGCCTTGCGCCTGACCGGATTCACGAGTGGCGGTGGAATCACTTCGGGGACTAATCGGCTGCTGCGCGGTCTGGCGGGAGCCGCGTCGGCGGGCGCAAATGCGGCCGGTGGGCTGTGGCTGATCCGAACGCTGGCCGCTGCCGCGATGGGACTTGCGGAGGTCGAAGCGCACCTGGCGAAGCTTCGTAGCTTTGCGGGTAGTGCCATCAGCGCCAGTGCCACTGGCGGCGCGGTTGCGATCGGGCGCACTTTGGCGGGCGCATCCGCCGCAGTATCGAGCGCAGTTGGGAAACTCTCCCTGGCCAGGGCACTCAATGCGGTCACCCTGGGTGTCGCCGACCTACGTGCCCGGTTGGTTCGTGTGCGCACGCTGACCGGTGCAGGGCTTTCCGTGGGCGCGCTGGTGGGCCGGTTGGCCGTGATCCGCAGTCTCGCCGGTCGGCTCGCCGGATGGTCTGCGATCGTCGGGATGCTGCTCTCCGCGGTTCGCACGATCCTGGCGCGCACGGTCTTCGCACGGGGAGACGCTCGCACTGCCATTATCAGCTTCGAGGAACGATCGGTCGTCGCATGCGGTGAACAACGCCGGATCACACCTGCCGCTGAGACTCGTACCTTGACCGTGCGCGAGGGCAAGAGGCAGATCGACGCATGACCTTCACCAAAGACCCCGACGCCATCCTCGACTACGCGGTTGATTGGAGCCGATGGCTGGCCGGAGACACGGTTGCCTCCAGCGTGTGGATTGTGCCCACCGGGCTAACGAAAGCCACCGAGAGCAACACTGCCACGAAAGCCATTGTCTGGCTCTCCGGCGGAACTGCGGGACAGACCTACACCGTGACGAACCGCATCACCACGGCCGCCGGTCGAACTGAAGATCGGTCTTTCACCATTCGCGTTGAGGAGCGCTGATGCCGGGCTACTCGCCTGGAAGGTGCCCGTGAGATTCAGCTCTTGGCTTCGGCGCCGTGTTGGCCCGCGCTCGCGCCCTGAATCACCCGGTCAACAAGAGATCGGAGCCGGATCGCGTCTTCGGGCCGAAGGATGAAGCAATCCCAGTGGCCGTACTTCGTACGGTAGCCGCACACGTACCGCACTGCCACCCAGATCCTCTTCCAAACGCTGCGGTACTGGTTCAAGTACACGCTGGTGTATAGCTCGTTCTCGTCCGGATCGTAGCTGAACTTCAGCGTGTGCTCGTCACTGAAGCAGGCGCATTCGAAGAACTCTGTCGTCATGGGCGCAGGCTCCCGGCGTGGTCCTTGGGTGTCCACGTATCGATTGTCGCTTGAATAGAGATGCCTGACTATCTCGGCAACATCGCCGTACCCGAAATCGTGACGTCGGGCGTGTTCCCGCTCGTTCCGGACTACCCGCTCGAGGTGCGGCGCGATCACGATGTCGCCGTGCACCAGTTTGGTAGCGGCGATACGAAGATCGAGCAGCGCTTTCTCCTGGGCACCGGCGCGCGGCGCTTCATCATCCGCAAGCAGTGGCTGCGGGACGCCGACCGCATCGCCCTGCGCAACTTCTGGGAGTCGAAGTACGGCCCTTACGGTGCCTTTACCTACAACGCTCCGAACGACAACGGCACCGGGACCACACCAGTCACCTGCCGGTTCGCCAACGAGCCGCTCTCCTGGGAAATGGTCGCCGACTGGGCCTGCTCGCTCGGCGTGACACTCATCGAAATTCCGCAGACCAGTCCATCTTACCCGCTGAACCAGACCGTCCACCGCTTCCCGCCTGCCGCACTCCAGACCGCGCTGTTGTCCCAGGTTCAGGAGATCATCCCGCTCGTCCGTATTCAACCTCTTCAACCTGGTTATCCCGCCATCCATGTCAGTGATCGCCGCTGCACGATCGGAGGCCAACTCTACCAGGCGCGCCTCGTCGAGTTCGACGGCATCTCGCAATCCATCGGCAACGAATCCGACGAAGCTCAGTTCACCTTCGGCAACGCCGACCGCGTGATGCGCGATCTGGCCAACGACGTCGACCTCTTCCGGGCCGAGATCGCCTTCAGCCTGTTCCACGTCGGAACCGGGATCAGGCTCGACCTCTGGAAGGGCAATATCGTCAACTGGGCCTGCGACTCGGGCCCCGAGTTCCGCGTGACCGCCTCCGATGGCCTTTACGAGTTGAACCTGCCCTATCCCACCCGCAAGATCTCCCGCACCTGCTGGAAGCGTTTCAACGACGGCCAGGCATGCCCGTTCGCCTCCAATGGCGCGCTCGATCTGCTCCACTTCCCCGATGCAGACCCCACGCGCTGTGACAAGGGCTTCGACACGCCCAACGGCTGCCGCGCGCACAGCATGAACGACTACTACGGCGGCATCGTGGCCAAGCCGCAGGGCGTGCGCATCAAGGACAACTCGACCGGCGTGTGGGGCTTCGGCCGCTCGACGCTCACCTCTGTGTCGCTCGTCGCCGACTCGATCTACGATCAGGTCCTGCCCGAGATCTACACCGATTCGGCGATGCCCGTGAACGCCAAGATCGCCTCGGGCCGCGATGAGAGCGACTTCTACACGGCTGTCGGCATTGTGGGCGAAGGGCCGCTGGGCGCGTATGGCACGGGCCACAAGCTCGACGGGCAGTACCATCACGGCTATCCTGGTTCGCTCGGCCTGATGGCCAGTCTGGGGCCAGATCCCAATCCAACGACCTTCGGATTCGACACAGATGCCGGCCCGGAACGCGCGGCTGGAACGGCGTTCCTCATGATCCGGCGCTCGGACGCCAAGGGATTGCAGCTTTCGCGCTTGAGCGAGCACGCCATGGAGGCTGTGGTTGCCCAGGGCCTCGGCGGCTGGGTGTGGACCTCGCCCGGCGTGCGCGTTTTCGCACCCGCGCTGACCAACCCCATCTGGATCGCGGTCAACATGCTCCTCCGTGCTAGAGGCCTGCGCCTGGGCGCGGGCGCCACCACGCAGCAACTCGACTTCGCAGAAACGCTGTTCGATGTCGATGCGGCGGTCGCGGCGGCGGCGATCTGCGACGAGCAGGTTTCGAAGCTGGTCGGCGCAGGCACGGAGACCCAGTTCAAGTTCCGCGGCGTGCTGCAGGAGGAGAAGCCGCTGCGCGACTGGCTCCAGGAAGTCCTCATCAATTGCCTGGGCTACTACACCTTCTCGAACGGCAAGCTCAAACTCGGCGTCCGAGTGAACTCCTCGGCGGTCGAGGCCTTCACCGAAGGCAACATCCTGTTCCGTAGCCTGCAACTCGCGCCGCTCAAGCCCTCGTTCAATCACCTGACGGCGAACTTCGCCGACGAGGACTTCGAGTTCGTCGCCAACTCCATCTCGCTTTACGACATCGACCACGCCACGCTCATCGGCGGCGGGGCTGGTCCGCTGTTCCTGAAGTCGACGGTGAATCTGTCGGGCACGGCGTCGAAGTCGCAGGCCGCCCGGATCATCACCGTCCGCCTGCGAGAGGAGTTGGGCGGCATCACCCCGGAAGATTGGAAGAAGGCGCGCCAGATCGGCTTCCGCACGACCGTGCTTGCGCTGAACACGGAGCCCGGCATGGTGTGCTCGATGACGCATCCCGACATGCCTGGGGGCGCGGGCGAGTTCCGCGTGACCGGCTGGCGGCTCAACCGCGACTACTCGATCGACATCCATGGCCGCACGACCACAGATTCAATGTACGACCTGGTCGCCGGCCCCAAGCCCGCCGACGTTGTGCCCGAGCCGCCCGCCGAGGAAGTGCTCATCGACACGGGCGTCCCCGGAGTGCTGACTGGCGTTCCCCGCCTGGGCGACTACGGCACCTTCGCCATCGACGACATGTCGGTTGCACCCGACGCCTCCGGCAATGCCAACATCGTCGGCGCGCACGAGATCACGCTGGCGCTTTACTACGTGGACGAACTCGCCACCGATCTCTGGGCCTCCATCGACACGGCCATCGACGCCGCGACCGACCCCGTCGCCGTTGTCTGCACCGTCAATCCCGATACGCAGAGAGTCTTCCGCGTGGGCGACTTCGTCGTGTTCAACGATGAATCGGCCGACCCTGCGAACCCTGGCCGCCGGTCCTACGAGTGCGCTCAGATCATCGGACCGGGAGCGCCCGGCGACGTCGTGCCCAGCGGCGAGTTCCACCTTCAACGCGCCTACCCGGGCGTGCCCGAGGGCCAGGCGACCTTCGGCACCCTGCGCTGTGCGCATCTCGCCGGCATCCGCTTCTACAAGCTCGACCAGAAGACGTTCACCTTCAGCGTCCGCAAGGGCTTCTTCCGCACGCCGGACCTACCCGCCCGGATCGAGGCGAAGCTGCCAAGCGCCTGCATCGTGGCGGCGCTCGCCGGCGTGGCGAATCATTTCGGCTACGGACCCTTCACCGTATTCCCGTTGTCGCGCCACAGCGAGCCCTACATGCCGGGCCTGCGCACCTGTAACGGTGGCGCCTACACCTTCCAGGTCCCCGGTCCGCTCACGGTGCAAGAAAACGTCGTCATTCCGATGAAGGTGCAGGATGCCGCCTCGATCCGGTGCGTCTACGCCTATCTTCAGCGGGGCACGACGGACGGCCAGGCGGCGTTTCTCGTGAAGATCAGCCGCGATGGCGGCGCGACGTGGGAACCGCTCGAGTACATGGGCATCGCGCAGGCACTGCCGGACGCCTACAAGACCACCTACGACTTCCTGGTGAACAACGAAGGCTTAGGGCTCCCCTTCACGCGGCGCCTGCCGTATGCCGACTACGGCCTGGTGCTGATCTCGGCGGTGACCGCCGGGCCCGATCCGCAAACCTTGCAGACCGCTTCTTACGGCGCGAACCGGCTGGGCCTCGTGTCCGGCGCCTTCGTCTTCCTCGATCCCAGCGGCCCAAACGAGGAGTACGTCCGCGTGATCAGCGTCGATCCGGACAATCAGACGTTCGAAGCCATCGTGACCAAAGATCACGCCGCCGGCGAACGCGTCCGCCCCACGATCTGGCCGACGCCGGTGCTCAATGAAGGCGATGATCTTGCCTTTGACATCCTGGCCGTCGCCTCCCCGGATCCAGGTTCGGATCTGACCGTTGTGATTCAGACGTGAGCGGCTTACGAGACCTTCTTGAGCCCGGCCTGGATGGCCCGCTTCAAAACGGTTTGGTATCCAATGCCTTCTTTGGCGGCTATCTGCTGCGCGCGTTCGAGGTCCGCCACTGGCAGCCGGATCGAAATGGCCTTGGTGGCCTTTGCTTTGGCTTCCTCAACCAACTCAGCCAGGACTTTCGCGTCCGTGGCTGGAATCGGCGAACCGGGCGAGCGCAGGAGGGTCCCCTGCTTCAGCGCGCGCTCGAATTCACGCTGTGTCTGCCGCCGGCCTTGCGGCGTCGTGTACCACGCCGCTTCGGCACTCATGGACTCCAATTCAGCCTTCGATTTGCGGGGCATAGATCCTCCTTTCCGCCTGATTCATCGTGTACGCCGTCACAGTGCGGAACCGCTTTCGGCGGACGGTGAACACCACGACCACGTAGCGTCCTGCCGCTGTTCGCCCGAGCAACTTCCAGCGCTTCTCGCCACCCTTGGACGCGGCCGGGATAATGACATGGCGTCCTCTGACCGCCTCCTCGACCTCCTGGGGCATGACGTCGTGCGCGGCGACATGGCCGACGTTGTGCACGTCCCACTCAAACCCAATGAGATCGTCCAGCACAACGCCAGTATATACGAAGATCGTATATACACTCAAGCTTATCTGAGGCCGTGATGCCTTCCGGACCGCTCCTTCTCTTCGATCCCCGCCGCACCATCCAACTCCAGGGCTTCTCCGGCCGCGCGGCGACCACTACGCTTCACGACGCCACCGAGACCGGCTTTCAGATCTCCGGGATCTTCCAGGCGGCCGAGGATTTCGCCAACGTCCAGCTCTTCTCGGCCTATGACTACTTCAACCACCTGCGCCTGAAGCCGCTTCCCGTGTCGGACCTCTCCGGCCTGACCCTCCAGTACGACATGGAGGTATTGCCGGTCAACGGCGAGGAGGGCAACGTCCGGCCCGACTGCGTGCGGTACGCCTCGGTCGGATGGGACAAGCTCACGATTACGACCGGTGCGGGCGACATCTACGAAGTCCCGTTGATGAACCACGCGGCAGTCGTCTCAGGCGAATACGCACCGGGCAGCTTCGGCTTCTCGCTTCATGACCGCGACGCCGCCACGCTCGACGAACTGCTGGTCGGCAAGCCCACACCGGCCCTCACCGACACTGCCCACGTCTGCTACATGGGCACGCGATGGTCGTGTTCCTCGGCCGAGGCGATCGCCTTCTGCAACCTCGAAACCCGGCTCCTCAACAACATCGGCGCGCCCAACGTGCCTTCCTGCGAGCAAGCCATCTGGTGGCAGGACGATCCCAACTTCTGGCACTACCTGTTGGTGAACAACGGCGGCGCGGGCATCCAGGAGGCCGGCGCAACCGACGCCGCCGACATCGCCTCGCGCCTGGCATCGATGGTGGGCATCTCGAGCTGGCTGGTGGATTGCGCTCCCTCGGGCAACGTCATCACGGTCTCGCTCGAGCCGGGCGTAAATGGCCCCGTGACGGTCTCGACCAACAGCGGCTCAGCGCCCGCTACGCTGAGCCGGTTCGTGCCCGGTATCTACACCGCCCAAGTTGCTTCCTCGGCCGAGATTCGCGCGGGCGACTACGTCGGCGTCGATATCGGCAGCGCCAACGACGAGGTCGTCAAGGTCCAGGCCGTTGGTCCGGGCACCTTCACGGCGTATTTCACCAAGCCGCACTACGGGAGCATCTACAACATCCAGTGCCGCGTCCTGCCACGGGCGCGGCACTTCGGCCGCGTTCTGAAGAACCGCATGGTGGATACGCCGGCGCCCGATTACGGCGATCAGCCGAGCAGCCTCGTCGCCGAGCAGTTCAGCACGACGAACACCTCGTGCGAACTTAAAGTACGGCTCGTTGGGCAACTGGGCCAGTATGGACGCGACGCCAACGGCATGCCCGTGCGCGTCTCGGTCGATGGCGAGAATCAGATCGTCCGGATCGAGAAGAACGACGACGCGTTCGGAGCGACTGCGCTCGCCACCGCTGTCGAAGGCGCAGGCAACACTCGCGCCTATCGCTTTACCTTCCCCTTCGCCACGCTCTCCGGCTACCGGAACGGCGACCGCAACTCGCTCGTACCCGTTCCCGCCGGCGACATCGTGAAAGTCCACCTCACCTTCGCGCCGCGATTTGAAGATGTCGAAGCTGGCCTGCGCGAAGGCGGGCGGCTGAAGGAAGGTGTTGCAGCCTCGGCGCCTGGAACCGAAGAAGAGTGGCTCCTCACAGACGCCGACCAGATGCTCGCCGGCCGCAAATACTACGTCGGCACGCCGACGGTCGAAGAACGCATCGCCTGCCTCGCCAACTTCGGCCTCCTTAACAGGTCGCTGAAAAATCGCATTTGCTGAACGGAAAATTGTTCCGTTTTTCGATTTCTGCCTCAGTGGAAGGTGTCGAGACAGGGTCTTCCGGGTTTCTGCTCGCCCTCCAGCGGCCATTGGAA